CCGCCGCCGCCCGAAGGCGGCGCCCGACGAGACGCCCGCCGGTAATGGCGACGGTTCGCCTGCACCTGTTCGGGCGGGCGCTCGAGCTGACCGCCAAGGCGTTGACGGCGCCCAACGGCCTCGACAGCACGCGCGGCGGCTGGTTCCCGCTCGTCGTCAGCGAACCCTACGCGGGCGCCTGGCAGGTCAACGTCGAAGGCCGGCGCGATCTCGCGCTCGCGTACTCGGCCGTCTTTGCCTGCGTCACCCTGATCGCCTCCGATATCGGGAAGCTCTGCCTGCGGCTGGTGGAGCAGGACGCCGACGGCATCTGGACGGAAACGACCTCGCCGGCGTTTTCGCCCGTGCTCCGCAAACCGAACCGCTATCAGACCACGAGCAAGTTCGTCGAGCAGTGGATCACGTCGAAACTGATCTGGGGGAACACGTACGTCCTGAAACAACGCGACGCCCGCAACGTCGTGACCGCGCTCTACGTGCTCGACCCGTGCCGCGTCAAGCCGCTCGTGGCGCCCGATGGCGGCGTCTACTACGAACTGCGCCGCGACGACCTGTCGGGCGAGCTCGCCGGCCTCGCGCAGGACACACTCATCGTGCCGGCGCGGGAACTGATTCACGACACGATGATTTGCCTGTTCCATCCGCTGGTCGGCGTGTCGCCGATCTACGCCTGCGGCCTCGCCGCGATGCAGGGGCTGGCGATTCAGAACAGCTCGAGCCAGTTCTTTACGAAGGGGGCCCGGCCGAGCGGCATCCTCGCGGGGCCGGCGGGCATGACGCAAGCGCAGATCGATACGCTCAAAGCGCAATTTGAAGGCGCGACCAGTGAGATCAACGCGGGCCGGATCGCGGCCTTTACGGCGGACGTCAAGTTTACGCCGCTGACGATGAACGCCGTCGACGCGCAGTTGATTGAACAGTTGAAGTGGACGGCCGAGACGGTGTGCAGTTGCTACCACGTCCAGCCGTACATGATTGGCGTCGGCCCGCCGCCGCCCTACGCCAACGTCGAGCCGCTGCTCCAGCAGTACCTCGCGCAGTGCCTCCAGTCGCTGATGACGAATTTCGAGACGAGTCTCGACGAGGGGCTCGGCCTGCTCGAGCCGCTGGCCGACGGCACGCAGTACGGGACCGAATTCGATATCGACGACCTGATCTGGATGGACACCGCGACCAAGACCGCGGCGGCGAAAGACGGGATCGGCGGCGGCGGGATGTCGCCCAATGAAGCCCGCCGCAAGTACTACGGTCTCGGCAAGGTCCGCGGCGGCGACACGCCGTACGCCCAGCAGCAGATGTTCAGCCTCGAGGCGCTCGCCGAACGCGACGCCAATGATCCGTTTGCCACGCCGCGCCCCGCGCCGACGGGCGCGCCGGCCACCGCGCTGCCGCCCGGGCAGGTCGCGGCGATGGCGGGGCAGTTGTTGACAAAGGCCCTGGCCGCATGACCGCCGAGGAGCTCGCCGCCGTCATCGACGGGATCGCGCCGGTGATCCGCGACTACGTCACGCGCGTGCTCGAGACGCGCCCGCCCGTGCCCGGCCCGCCGGGCCCGCCCGGCCAGGACGGGAAGGACGGCACACCCGGCCTCGTGTTCCGCGGCGTCTGGCTCGACGGCCACGCCTACGAGCCCGGGCAGCTCGTGACCTGGGCGGGCGCCGCCTGGCACTGCAACGAGGCGACGACGACTAAGCCCGGCGACGGATCGAAGGCCTGGACGCTGATGGTCAAGAAGGGCAAGGACGGCCGGGACGGCAAGGACGGCGGCCCCGGCCCCGAAGGCCCGCGCGGCAAAAACTGGGAACAGGTCATGGATGAGCGGAGGGCGCGGCCGTGACAGCCTTCGTCACCCTCGACCAGGTCAAAGCGCGGCTCCGGATTACCTCGACGACGGCCGAAGACGTCGACCTGCAGGCGCTCGCGGACGAGGCCGAAGCGCAGATCGTCGGCTGGTGCAGCACGACGCCGCGGTCGCAGGCCATTGTCGAGACGTGGCTCGACGCGACGACCGTGCCCAAGGTCGTCGTCGCCGCCATCCTGGTGCAGACGGCCGAGCGGTACCGCTTCCGCGGCGATGATCTCGAGGCGCCGCCGCGGCCGACCGATCCGGGCGACCTCTCGGTCACCGTGCGCGAGCTCTTGCGCGCCTATCACGACCCGGGGATCGCATGAGCCCGACCGCCACCGGCCTGCGCCGCCAGCCGGTCACGCTCAGTGCGCCGACCGCGCCGGTCCCGGATGGCGACGGCGGGTACACGCAGACGTACACCGCGCTCGCCCCGGCACTCTGGTGGGCGGCGCTCGCCCCGGCCCCGCGGACGGCGCGGACCGCCGAGACGACCACCAGCGAGACGGTGACCGCGCACGCCACGCATGTGATCACCGGCCGGTACCACCCGGGCATCACGTCGCAGACCCGCTTGGTGTGGACCGACCACGCCGGCCGTGTCCACACCGCCGAGGCCCTCGACGTGCAGGATCCGACCGGCACGGGCGTCGAGACCGTCGTGCTGGCGTCGGAGGTCACGCCGTGAGCCTCGTGATTGACGGCCTCGCCGATCTGAAGCAGGCGCTGCTCAATCTGCCGAAGGAACTGCAGGCCGAGGCCGGGCACATCGTGCAGGGCCACGCGAACGCCGCCGCCGTCAAGATCAAGGCCGCGTACCCGCGGATCACGGGCCGGCTGCGCGACAAAGTCAACGTGACGTACGACCTGACGACCGGCGTCGCCGCGAGTGCCGTCGTCAAAAACCCGTCGCCGCTCGCCTACATTTTCGAGAACGGCACCGAGGCGCGGCACTACACGACCGTCAACGGGAAAGTGCATCAGACCGGACGGATGCCGGGCTTCCACGTCTTCATTCCGACCGTCATGCAGGAACGCCGCGTGATGTATCCCGACCTCAAGGATCTGCTGGTCCGCAAAGGGCTCACGGTGACGGGCGATGCGTAACAGTTCCGATCTCGACGCCGCGCTCGTCGCGCACCTCGGCTCCGATCCGACGCTCCTGGCGCTCTGCCCGAACGGCGTCTATGTCGATGAGGCCGCCGCGGGCTCGACGCGCTTTGTCATCGTGTCGCTCGTCGACGCGGTCGACGTGCCGATGCAAGGGCCCGCCGGGCACCGCGCGATCGAGGACGCGCTGTACCTCATCGAAGCGCGGATGCTCTCGACGGCCGGCGGCAATATCAACGCCGCCGCCGCGCGCATCGATGAACTGCTCGAGGACGTGCCGATCACGGCACCCGGGTCGGCCAACCCGATCCCCGGCTATGCGTGGATGATGACGGGGCGGGAAGACCGCGTCCGCCTCACCGAACGCGACGACATCGATCCGACCATTCGCTGGTTCCGCCGCGGCGGGCACTACCGCCTGATGATGAGTTGCGAGTAACCGACCCCAGGGTTCACAGAAGGAGAAGAGCACATGGCACGTATCCACGGGAAACACGGACAGGTAATGCTGGACCCCGCGCCGGTGACGACGCCGCCGGCGTCCCCGACGCCGCTCGCCGACATTAACGACTTCACGCTCGACCTCTCGACGCAGCGGGTCGAGGTGACGTGCTTCGGCGACACGAACATCCGCCGCGTGACCGGGCTCCCCGATTTCGCCGGGACCCTGGGGGGCTTCTGGAACTCCGCGACGAGTCCCGCGCTCTTCGACGTGATCCTATCCATGCTGCCGGCCTGGCTGCGGTTGGTTCCCGATTCGACCGACGCCACCCATTTCTTTGAAGGCCTCGCGAACATCGACGGCTCGATCAAGGTCTCCGCGACCGGCGCCGTCTCGTTCAGCGGCAAATGGGACGCGGCCGACAACTGGACGATGCTGCCGACCGTGCCGTAATGCCCGGCGCCGTGATCCGCGGCGTCACCGCGCGCATTGTCTGGGCGCGGTTTCCGGCCGCGGTCGTGGAAGGCTACACCGTGACGCGGTCGCGCGCCGGGGCGTGGTCCCTGGTCTCGGCGACCGTCATCTCGGCGAACACCTACAACCTGCGCCAGACGCCGCTGACCCTGGTCGCCCCGACCGAGCACGGCGAATGGCGCTGGCTGATGCGGACGCCGATCGTCGGCGACCGGCCGCCGTTCCATATTGCCGCCGACCTGGGGCCGCTCGAGGAGATCCGTCATGAACCGGTTCGTCCGACCCGATGAAGTCACCCTGTCGCTGACGCACGGCGACACGATCACGATCCGCCGCGAACTGACGCACGGCGAGCGGACCGATCTGTACCGCCGCACCCTGGTCGAGAAAAACGGGGACCTGATCCGCGATCCGCTCCTGACGACTAGTGCGCTCATCACCGCCTATCTGATCGACTGGACGATCCAGGGCGAGGGCGACCGGAAAGTGCCGATCAAAGACCTGAGCGTCGGCGAACTCACGGACACGCTGAACCAATTACAGGACGACACGTTCACGGAAATTCTCACCGCCATCCTGGCCCACGAGGCCGCCCTGGCGCGGGAGAAACGCCGCCCGGAAGTGTTGCCGCCATCCGATCCGATCTCCACATCGCCCGTCGGGTCGGATGGCGGTACGAATGGGTCCGCGACCTAGAGGAAACCGTGCACCACATCCTGGTCACCATGCTGATCGCCGAAGATGAGGCGCGCGCGCGGCGCGAGGACTGATGGCCATCACAGGCCGCTTTGATGCGGACTTTCAACCCTTCCTGAAGGCCGTCGAGCAGGCCAATACGTCGCTGGACAAGCTCGAGGGCCACACCAAAGACGTCAACGCCTCGATGGAGGCGTTGGTCGGCACGCTGGAACGGGTCGCCGCGGCGTTCGGGATCGCGTTCAGCGTCGACGCGCTCGTGCGGTTCGGTCAACAGTTGTTTGCCGATGCGACGGCCCTGAACACCCTGAGCCAGCAAACCCGCATCAGCATCGAGGACTTGCAAGTCCTCACCGCGGCCACGGTCGACTTCGGCGTCACCGGCGAGGAAGTCGGCCGCGCCCTGTTCGCCCTGCAGTCGCGCATCGCCGGCGGCGATCAGAGCGTCGTGCACGCCTACGCGCTGATGGGCATCAGCCTCGACGACCTGCGCGGGAAGGATGCGAAGGCGCTCTTCCTCGAGACCGAGCGCGGCCTGGGCACGTTGTCGGGCGCCCTGCAGGACGCCGCCGCGAAAGACCTGTACGGCGGCAAGCTCGGCGCGTCGATGGTCGCGCTGTCCGGCGGGCTCGATGAGGCGATGGCGAAAACGCAGGGACTCAACATCGCCACGGCCGACTCGGTCAAGGCGATGGCCGAGTACAGCGACGCCATCAACCGCACGTCGACGTCGTTCAAGAACTGGCTGACGGAGGGGATCGGCGGCGCCATTGGCGGGATCGAGCATCTGCGGAAGGCGATGGGCGAGGGCGGGCTGATGACCGACCTCAAGATCGTCGGCGCCGGCTGGCTGGACTGGGCGCAGACGCAGGTCACGGGCGTACAGCACGCCGAACACCTGGCGAACGTGTTCGACGAGTTGAACAAGAAGACCGAGGAGAACGCCAAGAAAACCGACATCGAACTGAAGGTCCACCAAGAGGCCCCGGCCGTCCTCGACGCGCACGCCGAAGCGATCCGGTATATGGAAACGCTGCAGGGGCAGGCCGGGAAAGCCCTCACGGACTGGCAGGTCACGTACCTGGCGCAGCTCGCGGCGATGAACCAGCTCGACGCCCAACACGCGACCGGGATCGGCGTCACGGTGCAGCAGCTCGAGACCTACAAGGCGGGCCTCCAGACCGCGAAGCAAGCCCAGGCCGACCTCGCGAAGGCCCAGCAGGACGCCGACAAGATCGCGCTCGACTCCTACAAAGAGCGGATCAAGTCGCTGGAAACGGTCACGCAGGCGACGCTCAAGGCCTACAGTTTCGATGGGCAGATCGGCCAGCTCCAGGCGCTGATGCAAGCGGAAGAGGATCTGGCGCGCTCGGTCTACGCGCAGATCACGTCCGAAAAAGACCGGATGAAGATCCTCGAGGACCTCGCCGCGAAGCGGACCGCCATCGCGCAGCAGATGAACAAGCTCGAGCAGGACCACGCGAAGATCGTCAACCAGCAGGTCGTCGACGAGCTCACCGCCAAGACGAAGATCATGGAGGCCTACGGGCAACAGGCCGACGGCACGCTCAAGATCAACGACGCGCAGACCACGCTCCAGCGGTCCCTCGATGACCTGCACCGCAAAAAGGAAGAGGGGATCTCGCAGTACTACCAGGAACAGGCCCTGATGGATCAGTTCCTGAAGGACCAGGCCGCCGAAGTCCAGGCGATCGACGCCGCGACCGCCGCGCACGACCGCGAGACCGCCGCGATCCAGCGCAAGGCCGACGCGCGGGATTCCTTCAGCCTGGCCGGCGCCTCGGCCGTGCCGGACAAGTTCAAGGGCATGAGTCAGGAATCGATGCGCCTCGCCGGCTATATCGACCTGACCGGCAAGGTAACCGCGGTCGGCGAAGCGGCGGGCCTGGGCGACAGCGGCGGCCCGATCCGGCCGCGCGCCGCGGGCGGGCCGGTGAGCGCCGGTAGTCCCTACCTCGTCGGCGAGCGCGGGCCGGAACTCTTCGTGCCGAGTCAGTCCGGCAGCATCAGCCCGAACGGCGCCGGCGTCACCGTGCACAACGTCTTCAACATCGTCGACACGGAAAGCAACCTCGCGCGCCGCGTCTCGGACCTCATCACGCGCTCCGTCATGCGCTCGACGCGGTTGTCCTGATGGCGCCGCCGAACACGCAGTACGGGATCGTCGGCAGCCGGCTCGGCTTCCGCCTGAACTATCTCAGCGCGGCCCTGCGCGCCGAGCGCGAGACCTGGACGACGATCCGCCTCAACGACGCGCCCGTCAAAGTCCGCTACAAGTCCGTCACGATCCACGACGTGATCAACGACACGCCGAATACCTGCAGCCTGACGATCGACGCCGCGACGCCGCCCGCGGTCGGCCAGCGCCTGACCGTGCGGATTAACAGCAACGCGCCGCGCACGCTCTTCGCCGGGCCGATCCAGACGGTCGGGTACACGTTCGAGCTCCAGCCGCACCAGACCGTCTACCCCTGCCAGGCCATCGACGATACGCCGCTCGCGAACCGGAAGCTGCCGTACGGCCAGTTTGTCAACGTCTCGGCCACTACCGTGGCCAAGACGATCGTGTCCACGTTTGCGCCCGGCTTCACGGGCGCGGCCGTGCAAGCCGACCTCCCGGCCGTGAGCGTGAACTTCGACAGCACCGAAGGCATGGACGGGTGCTTGCGCCAGCTCGCGAAACTGATCGGCGGGTACTTCTA